CTACGCTGAACTCTTTTCGGACATGGGTTCGACTCCCATCGCCTCCACCAACCGCAACGCGGTAGAACCCTCGGAATTTGACGTTGCATCGTCATCTTCCGGGGGCTTTTTGTTTGTAGAAATGGGCAAAATCACCCGCTCAAAGTCCCCGGTTTTCTGGTCGGTTATATTGAATTTGACCTCTGCCCGATCCTCGTACAGCAGGATGGACGAAACGAACGTATCCAGGATGCGGCGGCGGTACTCTTCGTCCACCTCGTCCTCTTCCCGGCGGAACTGCTCGAACATGAACGTGAGCGCTTCCCGGCTGAACTGGGGCGGCGCGGGGGCGTTGTTGATCTCGCCAAGGGCAAAGGTAAGCTGGGCTTCCTGTTCTTCGAGAGCGCGCAGGCGGGCCGCAAGGCGGGCGCTGCCGCCCTCTTCGATGGCCTCAAGGATATTGTTCTGCTTGCGGCGGCACTCGGCCAGCTCTGCTTCCAGAGCGTCCTTCTCCGGGTTGCCTTTCGGCTCCTGCTCCTTGGCCTGCAATTCCATCATGCAGTCCACGATTTGAGAAATCTTTTCCGGGGTAAGGACATACTTTGCAACGCCGTCCACGATGACCTGTTCCAGATAGTTCTTTTCAATGGAGGTCTTGGAACACTTCTTCTCGACGTGCTGGGTGCAGGTGTAGTAGTAGTGTTTGCTCCCGGTGTGGCCCGTGGCGCTGGCTCCTTTCATGGCATGACCGCACAGGCCGCAGTCCAGTTTACCGACAAGCACATAGTCAGCCCTGGGCGCACCCTTGCCGCCGCCGTGGGCGCGGTTAAAGGCAAGCTGGGTCTGGCAGCGGTTGAACAGCTCCCGGTCGATCATGGCAGGCACTCCCCCCTCAATGCGGATGTCGGCGTACTTGTACACCCCCAGATACATCTCGTTGGTGATGATCCGGCAGATGGAGTTCTTGTTGAACGGATTCCCCCGGCTGGTGCGGTAGCCGCGGGCGGTCAATTCCCGCACGATGTCGGCAGCAGTAGCCCCTGCGGCGTACTGCTCAAAGATGTACCGCACGGCGGGGGCCTGCTTCTCGTTGATGCAGTAGTGCTTGTCCGGCCCGATGTCGTAGCCAAAGCTGCGGTTGCCGCCCAAGGCAATGCACTTGAGCGCACTTTCACGCTGACCCCGGCGGAGCTTCTGCGCCAGCTCGGCGGAGTAATACTCAGCCAGGGACTCCATCAAGCCCTCAATGATGATCCCTTCCGGGCCGTCTACCACCGTTTCGGCGGCATACAGAATCTTGACTCCGTTCTTCCGCAGGCGGGTCTTGTAGATGATGGAGTCGTAGCGGCTGCGGGCGAGGCGGTCTGTTTTCCAGCAGATCACAGCGTCGAAGAGGTGGCTGTCGCTGTCGGAGATCATCTGTTGGAACGCCGGGCGGCTGTCGCTCTTGCCGGAAATGTGGCGGTCGATATACTCATGGACGATCTTGTAGCCGTGGGCTTTGGCGTAGGCCTCACAGTCCCGGCGCTGACCCTCAATGCTCTGCTCGGTCTGCTGGCCGCCGTTGGAGTAGCGATAGTACGCCACCAGGCGCAGGCCGCCCACCTCTTGCAGTTTCTTTTTGCGAGGCATAAATACCACCTTTCAAGTAGTTTTAAGTTTGTTGCAAGCCGTTGCAAGTTCTGGGGAAAATAAATCTTTCCACACTTTCAACAGTCAAAAAGTTAAATTCATTTCCGAAATATCATATCTGGAAGCCATTTATATAAGTAGAGTTGCACGTTTAGGTTCAACTCGTTCCAAAACGCCCTGTCTTTTCTGCGGAGAAGATGGGGCGTTTTTATTTGCCATACACGAAAAAGCCTACCGGGCCTTGTCCCACGGTGGGCTTTTTCTTTTTGTGTGCTAAATTTTACGGGTGCTTCCTGCGCCATTCAGCGGCGGCACGGTCAAGCACTAACCTGTGGAAGAAGATTCTTTTCCCCCACTGGCGGCCTCGTCGGCCCGCTCGGCGTTGTACCGGGCTACCTCGTCCTGCACGTTGACAACGGCAGCGGCCACGTCGTCGGACACGTCCACCCGGCGGGGCGGCTGTGCGGCAGGCCCGCCAAAGACCTTGCGCATCTGTGTAAGGAACAGCGTGCGCTCCTGCGGGGACAGATCGAGAAAGTTCTCAATCACCGAGACCTGCTCTTTGTCCAGGCTGTACTCGGCGGCCAGCCGATCCAGCACAGTCTCCCGTGTCTGCTCGAACATCTCCCCCTCGCCAGTGCGAAGCCAGTGTTCATTGACTCCGAACTCACGGCAGATGGAGCGGATGGTCTGATCCGTTGTTCCGTTGACCCCGTTTTCGATACGGCTGACAGCAGACTTGCCCATACCGATTACAGAGCCAAAATCCTCCATCGAAAGATTTTTCTCTTTACGGAGGACTTTAATTCTTTCGCCGATGGTCATTTATTTTATTCACCACCTTTCTGCAATCCCATTATAGCAAATAAAGTTCCGAAAATCAACAAAAGAATCCCAGAAAACCATTGACAATGTTCCGAGAATTGACTATAATGACACTGTAAAGTTCCGACAAGCAACACGAGAGCAACAGAGAAGGGAGTGAGAGGATGGAGAACCCGGCAAAGTTCCTGCGCCAGAACAAGGGCAGGGATGCGAACGACAAAACAATGAAAGCCCTTGCCAATGACATTCTCGCAAAATGCCAAGAGCAAGAGCTTTCCTACGCAGAGATGCGGACACTCATTATTATGCTGTCTGGCCGTTTGGAAAGTGCCCAAACAGCATTGAGAGATTTACCGCTATCAGTCGTGGGGATTACACCTTTTTGATTTCAGAAAGAGCAGCGTCGAAATTAGCGGGGTCCATTGCAGAGTAGAGCGCAATGTAACCAGTAAAGGTGTCCAGAGCGTAAGCGGCGGGGTTTTCGGTGAGAGGAATCCCCTTTGCAAGCTCTGCGGCGGTAAGCTGCATGGACAGATCGTAGACGAGTTTTTGGCGGTCAGTCAAAATAATCACCTCCTTTCCGCCTTGATTATAGCACGGCGGAAAGGGGCGGGCAACATTAAAGGGAGGCGAAGCGGACGTGACGCTGAAACCTGAACACATTGTAGAAGAGCTGAACAAAACGCCGGAGCTGAAACGGCGGCTGATCCTGAAAATCATGGAAGAGTTACTGGACAGCGAAGCGTTTCTGGAAGCGTACCCAACACTGTACGACCCGCGCATTGCAGACGTTGACCTTGAATACAGGGAAAAGGTCTGCGAGGAAATGGCGCAGATCATCGTGCGGCTGTTCCGCAAAAACAAAGTGCGCCCGGACGACGCAGAGAAAGTGCTCGACCAGGCGCGGGAAGATTATCTGGGAACGTATGTCCACTCGGACAAGTCGTGAGGAAGTTCTTCCAGATCGGAAGCGGCAGCGCAGCCGGTGGCACGGCAGTACACGTTGTCGGCTTCAATCTGCGGAGTTGGACAGGCCTCCCAGATAATGCCGTTGTACAAAAATCCGTATTGGCCGTCATCCGTGCGGACGATGTACAGCGGGCCGATGGGTGAATCGTAGACCCACATCTTATAATACACCCCCTTTCCTGCCCTGATTATAGCACGGCGGGCAGGGGCGGACAACAAGGAGCGTGAGAGCGTGGCAGAAAAACTGGAAAGCATGGATGAAGCAACCATGAGAGAAAAAGTGCTGTTTCTGTATGGATACTACACGGGTTGCGCAAAAGCGGAAGAGGACGCTATCTTTCAAGAGATTTACGTTGGAATTGCGCAAGATTTCGCTTGGATACTCGGAATCAAAGAAGGTGAAAAAGAAAATGAGTGAGAAAGAAAAGATGAAGAGTGAAGAGATCGCAAAGGTGCTGGCGGAGAACCCGACGGCCAAAATCTACCTGGCGGGGCTGGCCCAGGGCATGAAGCTGGCAAAGTCTATGGAGCCGGAGGCAGAACAGCCCACCCAGACGGGCAAGGAGGAAGCCAATGAATAAGTTTACGACCCTGGCGGTGGTCATCGTGGCAGCTTGCACGGTAACGTACACAATCGTAACGATGATCCGCAATCACCGTCGGTACGTCCGGCAGAAAGAAGCCCTTGACCGCTGGTTCTCTGCATACAAAAAGGCCCAGGAAGAGAGGCGTGGCAAATGGCAGTAACGGGAGTGCTGAAAAAGTGCGCCGACTGCGGCACAGTATTTGTAGCCGAAAACCCGGCAAGCAAATACTGCCCCTGCTGCTCTGCCCGCCGGAACATCCCCGGCCCCGCCCGTGGGAATGGCTACCGAAAGCCGCCCCCGGATGCCCTGACACTGGACGTTCGGGCGGCGGATGCCGCGGGGCTTTCCTACGGCGTGTGGCGCGCACGGGAGGACGACAGAAAAAGAAAGGCGAAAGAAACAATTCGCCGCCAGATAGAAGAAAGGAAAAAGAAGCATGGCGAAAGTAAAGATCAACTGGCCGCCCATGAGCATGAAAGCCGAGGGTGACGATGCCGCAGTTCTGGCCCAGGCAGAGCAGTTCTTGAAGTATGTGAAGGAGGCACACAAGATCAGCTTTGATGCGCTGCCGACCTTCTTCCGGGACGGCTGCCGTGACCCGGAAGAGGGCGTTGGAGAGCCGGAATGTGTGGGATGCAATGACGACTGCGAGAGTTGCGAAACCTACGAGAAAGCAAATTCGGTAAAGCCTTTGACTGAGCCGGAAGAGGTAGCCCCCGGCGCACAGTGGGATGTTGTCGCAATATACGACAACGCAGGCATTCCCAGCATCATGCACCGCTTCCGCCGCATGAACGACAAAGACCTGTTCCGCGGCGGAAAGGACAAGCCGCACCCGGCGTTCATCATTGGCGGCGAGGTATACGACGAGATTTACATTTCGGTCTACGAGAACACCATGATTAACGGTAAACCGTACAGCCTGCCCTACATGGAGCCTGTCACCGACATTACCGCAGACAAGTTTGCAGATGCCTGCTTCGCCAAGGGCGAGGGATGGCACTGCATGACGGCGGCGGAGTGGGGCTTGCTGGCCTGTCTTAGCTGGAAGAACGGCACATTGCCACACGGTAACACCAACTGCGGCAAGTACCACGCCGACCCGACAGAGTGCGGTGTGAACGTCAAGGACAGCAACAAGACGCTGACTGGTTCTGGCCCTGCTACCTGGACGCACGACCACACGCCGACGGGTGTACATGACCTGTGCGGCAACGTCTTAGAGATCGTCCGGGGTCTGCGGATCAAGGACGGCGCGCTCTGGGCAGCGGAGAACAACAACGCAGCCCTGCCGGAAACAGACCTGACAACCTGCGGCGACGGATGGAAGCCCATCGTGGATAGCAACGGCGACCAGGTTTACGTCGATGCAATGGACGGCATCAAGTTCACCACAGAGAAACCGCAGCATGGACGCGCCAACTTTGAGAGCTGGGAAGACGTGCGGATGTTATGTTGGAGCGACCAGCTTATGGAACTGGGCTTGTTTGCTGGTGAGGGCGAGGCGGTCTGTGCTGTGGACGCGACGGAGGGCGAATACCTTCCGCTTCGGGGCGGCGACTGGCGCGATGGCGGCAACGCTGGCCTGTTCCACTTGAGCCTCGGCAGTCCGCGCAGCTATTCCAGCTGGAACATCGGGGGCCGTTCCGCTTATTTCAAGAAACGCTGAAAGCTGTTCGCTGGCAAGCTGTGAGCCGAGCGGTAGCGAGGCGGAAAGGAAGAAGCGAATGAACTGCTCAAAACGCAGGCACGACGGCGCAGCATACCGTCGGTGCGATACGCTGGTTTCACTGTACTGCCGACCGTGCAAAGACCGCACAAAGGCACGGCAGACACAGCAGCACAAGAAGAAACGCGGGAGGAAAAAGAAGTGACGATCATTATTCTGTGCGTGATGCTCATTATCCTGTTCGTCATAGCACTGGCGGTAACAGCATTTCTCTGCTGGGTGTCCGCTACGGCTTTTAGCTGGGGCATCGTCGCCCTGGTTTGGCTCTTCCTGCTGGTGATAGCCGTCTTTATCGGCGGCGGTGATGGCTGGGAATAACACCCGGCACGGGCTGGGCGACCCGAAACACGCCTGCCATGTGGCCGGAAGCGGGGGACGCAGACGGCCACCCCGGTTTATCGGATTTACCGGGTGTCCTACCAGACGAGGACAAAAAGAACACGTCAGGGCGGCCCGCATGGGCGGAGCGGCAACCTGTCCAAACCGCCCCTTTGATATGGCGCAGCCAGTGCAAGGCGGGAGTTATTCACCCGCCCGGTGCTGACTCCGGGGCGCGCCTCCACATCCGAATATAAAACAGAAACCAAAGGAGAACGAACATGAAAACACCTGCAAAAATCAACGCAAGCCGGGACGAATCCGGGAAAATGCTGATAGGCCTGGACGGGACGGGAGCTGGTCTGCTCCTGCTGGCCGGAAGAATTGCATCCGGGGTGCTTGTGACCGTGGCAAGCAACGAAAAGGAGCTGGCTGAACTCAAGAATGTTATGCACAAGATGATCGACGAAGCCTGCAAGGAAGAATGGCTCGACAAGATCAGCGGCAAGCGCGGCGTGCAGACAGACAACATGGCGGAGTTTTTCGCACATCTGCTCATGGGGAAGTTCTAAGAAAGGCGGTACGGCAATGGCAAGAAAAAAAGCCCAGCCCATCGTTACGGAATACCAGACCCGCAGCTTGCTTGACTTGGCAGAACTTTTCTACTCTGACCCGGCGAACGTAAAGCGGTTAGAGGAATGGCAGAAGAAACAGGAGGGCAAGCGCAATGGCAAACGAAAGGCTGTATGAGGACATGGAGCCGCGGGAAAAGTTTGAAGCACTGTGGCTGAAAGCAGGACTTCACAAACGGCCCGGTGCGGATGCACTGCTCTACGACTTAGAGAAGCAGAGGTTCTTTGATCTCCCGGCAAGCATTAAGCACCACTCAAACCGTTTCGGCGGCCTGGCAACCCACACCGTCAATGTGGCGGATGCGGCAATGGAACTGTGCGAAACCAACCACGCCTTTAAGGATTGCGACAAGAACGCAGTGCTTGTGGCGGCACTCCTGCACGACATTTGCAAGGTCAACAAGTACCACGAAACTGCATTCCACAAGTACAGTTATGAGGATCGCGGTCTGCTGGGACACGGCGAAGAGAGCGTGATTATGGCACAGCGGTTTATCAAGCTGACCGGGAAAGAAATCATTGCGATTCGCTGGCACATGGGGGCGTACTGCGGCAAGGAAAGCTGGGACACGCTCGGAACAGCCTATGACCGCTATCCCGAAGTTCTCTGCCTGCATTTCGCAGACATGATCGCAACCCACTATGATGAACGGTAATACAAACCCGGTAAGGTACGTTGTGTATCTGCCGGATGGAACAAGAATCACGGGAGAGGCTGCGCTCCTGCCGGAAGATTTGAACTGCGGGTTTTCGGAAGCCGAGATTGCATATATAGCAACTGCCGGACTGGCAGCATGGGACGCTTGTAAAGGCGGAATCTACTATCGGTACATCTGGCCATGTTGGCGGCTGACAAGAAATTATAACAAGCCGGAACGCTGGGAAATCTGGCAGGACGAACGAGAACATCCGGCCCCGATGGGGCGCGCAAGTTACATCAAAAAAGCGAAAAAGGAGAACCGTTTGGCAAGAAGCGCATACACCAAGACTACCCCGCAAAAGGGTGCAACAAGAGAAGTACAGTGTGAGCATACGTTCAAAATAACCATCCCACGGTGCGCGCCGTGCGGTGGACACGACAAACAGTGCAAGCACTATCGACCGAAGAATAAGTAACCACATTTGGCTTATTTTGCAGGGCCGCTACACCACGCGTCAGTGCGGCGGCCTTTTATGTGACGCAGGGCGAATCAGTTGTTGGTAGCTGCTGATCCGCTGAAAGCGGGGCCGAACCCCGCCTGCGTCGGTTGCGTATAGGCATCATGGAAGCTGGTGCGATTTTCCATAACATTTGCGCACCAACAGGGCGAAAGAGTGCCGTATGGCAGCGTCCCTCCTAACGCGAAAGCTGGTGAAAAACCATGCTGCTCCTAGTCAAGTCGTACCCTGCATGACGGCAACGGAAGCCGAAAGAGGGTGCGCCGCAGCACAAGCGAAGAAGTGCCTTGTCCTACCCGCCCAAGCCAAAGGCGGCAGGCCTTTCCCCCTGCTGGTTAAAGGCAGATAAGGCCGCCCGCCGCCTCTCCGTATTTTCGATTTTCTCCAGGGAGGCGGCGGTCTTATATGTGGGTGCGCCTATGCTGTCGCTGGTGATGGGACCTCTTGCGGGAAAAATGCTGGGCAGTATGTTCTGGTTCTTTGAGTATCGATTCACCATTCTGCCTGTCCTGCTGACAATTCCGGTATTTCTTCTGCTGGGGTGGCTGATTCCTTGCATGATGTATGACAACGCAGCGAAATGCAGCGTTGTAGAGCAATTAAGGGATGCTCAATAACTGTTAAGCAAAAAACGGCCCTCTGCCAATGAAAAGGCAGAGGGCTGAGTTTTAATCTAAGGGTTTACATTCAGTTACAGTTTTTAGATAAATTTCGGGGGTTCCGTTCAAAACAAGGTCTGCATATCCAATCGGGTCATTGTAGATTAGATAGTCCAGCTCTGACCGCTGATACATATTGTCAGCAACCTCATTCTCCACGGCTATTGTATCAATAGCAATCATACTGCCATCTAAGAATTTCAGTTCCACACAGGCATTATCCATGTTGAACTCACAAGAAATCAACCTATCCATAAGAAACCTCCACTTTGCTGGATGTTAGATCATCCCAAAATATTTGAATGCTTCTCGGATTGCTTTCTCTTTTTCCGGTGGACACTGGGGCTGTCTGGAATCCTCGGACTTCGGCAGATTATAGTTCTTACCAACCCCAATCCCACATTTTCGTTTAATCTGTGAGATATAGAGGTTGGACACCTTTAACCCGGTATGCTCCAACACATACTCCTTGATCTGCGGATAGGTTGCCCCATCCTGAAATTCGGACATATCCATATCTTCCAAAGAGAACTCAACCCGAATCTTTTTCGAGTCGACCTCACCCTTGGAAAGCAAGACAACCGTCTCGACGCTTTCCGTCCCCGGGGTACGGTCAAGCCAGATGCTCACCGCCTCCGCATGGGTGGGCAGAGCTGCCATGACCGTCAGGGCCAGAACACCCGATGTGACCGCCGCAATAAATTTTCTTCGCATGATAAAACCTCCTTTTTATGAGCGGTTCATCCCAGAATCGAGAATCTCCGCACTTCTACATTGTTATTCTCCACGCCGGAGCAGTCCTGAAAGACTTTATGCCGTATCCGGCCCCGGATGGTGTTGCCGCTGACTTCCTTCGTGCTGGCGATGCCGTAGCCGAGGGAGACGTCCAGCGTATTTCCTTTCAAGGCGCTGAGCTGATAGCAGATGCGCCGCCCGTTGTCGCCGCTCAGGGTGATGCGGCTGTTCTGGATGACCGTGCTGCCGTCGGCACGGTCATTGCCCCGGGCCAGCATGGGGTTCGCGCCCTTTTTCATATCGTGCTCTGCCATGCTGTCCGGCTGTTTCATGGTGATGTCGCAGTTGTCCACGACGGCGCGGGTCTTATCGCCTACCATACGGAAAATGGTCTCGCAATGCTCCGCACGGACGGTGCAATCCTCCATCCGGACGTCTGTGGTGCCGCTCTGCCCCAGCGTGATGAACCACGCCGGGCAATGATCGGCGTCCAGCGCCTCCTGCGTCTGTGTCTCATAGAAGCTGCAGCCCGAGAGGACGACATCCCGCACCGCGCCGCCCCATCCCCAGACCGCCAGCAGCTCGTCGGCACCGGACTTGTAAAATTCACAGTTCTGGAAGCGGATATTCCGGCTCTCCACTCTGTCCGTCCAGTTGCGCACCCAGATGCCGCCGGACGCGCCGGAGGTCATCTGGCGGAACACACAGCCCTCAAAACGGATATTCTCGTTGCCGCCATACAGGTCGGCGGCGCAGCGCCCCCACTCGTTGGGCTCACAGTCGAAGGTGCAGCCCACAAATTCCACATTGCGGGCGAGCATCACCCGGAGCATATAGTTGGCCTGACAGCTGTCCGCTGCCCGGAAGGTCACATTTTCCAGCCGGACGTCGTGGGCGCGGTCATCATTGGGGTCTCCCATAAGCTCCACCGCCACACGGTCCTCTCTCAGGTCAGGGTACTGAATATCGCTGAGCAGGACAGCGCCGTTTCCCTGGATGGTCAGCCCGCTGGGCAGCCCGAGACAGGAGGAGAAGCGGTAGACCGCCCCCGCCGTCAGCTCGAGAGGCCGACCGGCCGCGCTGGCCTGCTGCATCGCGGCCTGCAGAGCCTGCAGGTCGTCCGCGATCCCGTCGCCCTTCGCCCCGAACTGTTCCGGCGCAACGCCGGTACTCGCCGGACGAGCCGTACCGCTCTGGGCAGCGGACCCTGTGACCGCCTGAGCCGGGACCGCAGCCGCTGTTTCGCTCTTCTGCCCACAGCCGCACAAAAGCAGCGCCGCCATGAGGACAAAGGACAAGGCTTTTATTTTCACGTTCGAATGTTCTCCTTCTCTGCCGGGGCTTCTTATGCTTATCATACCATAAACCGCAGTCGATGTACAGCCAAAAGAGCCGCTGCCCGCAAAATGCGGCAGCGGCTCTTTTCAGCTTTTCAGTTCAGCCGGGTGTCAGCTCAGGACTGGCAGGCGGTGATGAGGCTCATCTTGTAGACCTCGTCGGCGTTGCAGCCACGGGACAGGTCGTTGATGGGAGCGTTCAGGCCCTGCAGGATGGGGCCGTAGGCAGCGTAGCCGCCCAGACGCTGTGCGATCTTATAGCCGATGTTGCCGGCCTCGATGCAGGGGAAGATGAAGGTGTTGGCCTGACCGGCGACCTTGCTGCCCTTGCACTTGACCTGTGCGACCTCAGGAGCAACGGCTGCGTCGAACTGCAGCTCGCCGTCAATAGCCAGCTCGGGGGCCATCTCCTGAGCTTTGATGACAGCGTCGTGGCTCAGAGCGACGGTGCCGCCCTTGCCGGAGCCCTTGGTGGAGAAGCTCAGGACAGCGACCTTCGGGTCGATGCCGAACAGCTTAGCGGTCTTAGCGGTCTCGACAGCCACCTCAGCCAGCTTGGCAGAAGCAGCGACCTTGACCTCGCCGGTAGCCTTATCGACGGTATCGGTGTAGTCGATGTTGACGGCGCAGTCGCCCATAGCGATGCGCTTCAGGCCCTCTTCGCCGCAGTCACGGTCCAGAATGAAGCAGGAGCTCACCAGATGAGCGCCCTTCTTGGTCTTGACCAGCTGCAGAGCGGGGCGGATGGTGTCGGCGGTGGAGTAGGTAGCGCCGCCCAGCAGGCAGTCAGCCTTGCCCATCTTGACCAGCATGGTGCCGAAGTAGTTGGACTTCTTCAGCAGAGCAGTGCACTCCTCTGCGGTCTGCTTGCCCTTGCGCAGCTCGACCATGGTGTTGACCATCTCATCGAAGCCGGCGTAGTTCTCAGGGTCGATGATCTCAGCAGCGGAAATATCAAAATTGCCAGCAGCGGCAGCGGCCTTGCACTCTGCCTCGTTGCCAACCATAACGACTTTCAACACACCCTCTGCCAGCAGCTTGCTTGCGGCCTCCAGGATACGGGGGTCATTGCCCTCGGTAAAAACGATCGTTTTGGGGTTTGCCTTCAGCTGGGCTACCAGGGGTGCAAACATATCAGCCATTGTTGATTACCTCCGAAATTACTTTGCAATTATTCCCGGGCATCACAGATATGCCCTTCTTTTTTATTCTAGCACAGAGTCAGAAAACTTCAAGACAAATCTTGAATTTTGTGGTATATTTTAAGGAAGAAATCGCGCGATGATTTGTTAAGAAAATGTCATTTAGTTTGTGAGAGGATACCGAGCTTATGGATTGGGAAACACTGAAAAACGACTGTCTCGCCTGTCAGCGCTGTCCGCTGCACACCACCCGGCACAACGTGGTGTTCGGGCAGGGCGTGGAGGATGCCGAGGTGCTCTTCGTGGGCGAAGGCCCCGGCCAGAGCGAGGACGAGCAGGGCCTGCCCTTCGTGGGACGCAGCGGCCAGCTGCTGGACAAATACCTCTTTGCCATCGACCTCGACCGTGCCTCCAACTGCTATATCGCCAACATCGTCAAGTGCCGCCCGCCCCAGAACCGCGACCCCCTGCCCGCCGAGAGCGAAGCCTGTATGCCCTGGCTGCGGGAGCAGTTCCGTCTGCTGCGGCCTAAAATCGTCGTCTGCCTGGGCCGCATCGCCGCCCAGCGGATGATACGCGCCGACTTTTCGGTGACGAAGGAGCACGGCACCTTTATTGAGAAGAACGGCATCCTCTTCATGGGGACGTTCCACCCCGCCGCCCTGCTCCGTCAACCCCAGAACAAGCCGGAGGCTTTCGGCGACTTTGTGGCCCTGCGGGATAAAATACACGAGGTGTGCGAGCATACGTATTGACCCTCACTTTTTCCTTCACTTTTGCATAACCTAAAAACAAAAGTGAGGTGTTTGAGTATGAATGCTGTACGCAGCGATTCTGTTGATTTCTTTCTGGGCACCACCACCCCCGCCGGGTTCAAAGGCTATTTTGAGCCGCTTCGGCGGGAGCCGGGGATGCAGATGTATCTCATCAAAAGCGGGCCGGGCTGCGGCAAATCGACGCTGATGAAGCGGCTGGCCATCAAGGCCGAGCAGAGGGGCGAGCCTATCCAGCGCATCCACTGCGCCAGCGACCCCGACAGTCTGGACGGCGTCATCTTTCTCGACAAGCGCGCCGCCATCGTGGACGCCACCGCACCCCATGTCATGGAGCCGGACGCCCCGGGCGCAGAGGAGCAGGTGGTGAGCCTGTACCACACACTGGACGCCGACGCCCTCCACGCCCACGCCGACGAGGTGAAGCGGCTCTTCGCCCAGAACACGGCCCTGCGCAGCCGGGCCGCGCGGTATATCGCGTCCGCCGGGAGCCTGCTGCTGGACAGCCGCCGGGCTGAGGCGTGCAGTGCCAACTTCGAGAAGGTCCGCCGCTACGTCAAGCGGCTCTGCGCCCGGACTCTCCCCCGCCTGCCCGAGGGGGCCTCGGCCAGCGAAGAGCTGCGGCTGCTGTCGGCCATCACGCCGAAAGGGCCGGTCTTCTACCGCGGCACCGTACAGGCGCTGGCCGACCGGTATGTGGTCTTCCATGACGACTACGGCGCCGTCTCCCGCCTGCTTCTCGAGCTCATCCGGGCCGAGGCGCTGGCCCGGGGCTACCACATCATCACCTGCCCCTGCGCCATGCACCCCGACGACAAGATAGACCATCTCTTCATCCCAGCCCTCCGGCTGGCTTTCCTCACCGACAACCGGTGGCACCCGGTGCAGCTGCCCGGCGTGCAGGCCGTCCGGTGTACCCGTTTCGTGGACCGGGAAAATCTGGCGGGCTACCGCGCCCGTCTCCGCTTCAACGAACGGGCGGCAGCAGAGCTTTTGGAACAGGCC